AAAAGTAAAGTTATATTTACCATTTGACATTGCATCAAAGGGCGTAATATAATCCATTAATTTGATACCATGTACCCATTCATCAACATTATCAGACGAATATTCATTTATAATTTGAGGATTATAGAGTTCTAAAAGTTTATATTTGATTGTTGTGTTGCCACATTTAGGTAATGCCCAGAAGTTAATATCTTCTATACTTGCAATACTATATAAGATTTTATTTTCGTAGGACATAAAAAGGTGGGGAGCCGAAGCTCCCCGATAGAATTAAGATTCTTTTGCGAGTTTAGCGAAATAACTTAATGTATCATCCTCATCTGCTGAAGCAGCTGGAGCTGACTCGAAGTGGTTATCTTCGGCAGTCAACGTTGGAGCTGGAGTACTTGGCTCAGCTTGGAATGGATCAGCTGCTGGTGCATGACCTGCGCTTACTCCTAATACCTTATTGAGTTTCATACTTAATTCATCATAAGTTTTATAGTTTTCAGGCTTTAAGAAATCCTGTAAGCTATAGAGTTTGTCATAGACTTCAGTAAGTCTTGCTTCATCGCCATCAAATAATGCGGCTGGTGAAGAGAATTCTGATTTGTCATAGTTGACCCACCCTTCTACTTTTCTGATTTTGATTTTGAAGTCAGCGCCTTCCCAGAAATCATAAGGATTTACTGGATCTTCATCAGCGAACTGAGGTTGCATGACATCCATAATCTTATCAAAGATCTTTTTACCAAACTTATAAAGGAATACCTTTCCTTCATTTTGAGGATTGTCGGGATCAGAGACGACGAGCACGTTTGATACATAATGCAGTCTTCTTTTCCTTTCCCTAGCAAGAGCTTTATCTTCATCGCGACCAGAGTTCCAAAGTAAACCATTTGATTCGCTCACTGGATCTGGTTGTCCAATAGATGTTAAAGAGTTCTCAATATACCATAAGCCAGTAGGGCCTTTAAACCCATGATCCCAATACCTTACCCAAGGAAGATCTTCACCTTCTTTGGCTGGTAGGAATCTGACTACGGCATAACCGTTTCCTGCTTTATCTCTCGTCGGTTTCCAAAAACGATCGTCTTCATAAGAATTAGATTCTGTTTTTGCTGTTGATACCGCTTCTGCTGCTTTTACGAGTTTGTCGATTGACGAGCCTCGCATGCTCTTTAGATTTTCTAGTGACATATATTTCTCCTGTATTTACACTGTATTACTGAATTATCCACTTTATACATAATATATTATACCACATTACGTGGCATTTGTAAAGGTTTCTTTCAATAAATTTAAACATTTATTTCGATCAAACTTTACGAATGGTTTGTATTTCATTATCTTACGATAGATGTCCGGCCAAATAATTGTGTCCGTAATCTTTTTATTTTCACGTTCTACAAAACCAAGTATTGAATCCAAGATGACTACTGTTTCTAAGAGTATTTCTTCTTGCATCCAAAGCTTTATAATCAATGGATGATTATTATCTTCTGCTTCTAAAAGAGAATCAAATGTCACATCCATATCATTAAGTTTATTTATATCAGTTTGAAACTGATACGTTAAAGATTCCATAACTTTTTTATGGTCTCTATAATATTTTTCTCCACCTTCATTAAGCATATCACCGACATACTTAACATCATTTTTAAAGTTAGCAATATAGAATTCTTTTAATTCCTTCTCATATGTCTTTGCTAACTTGGCAAAAAAGAACTTATCCTTTCGTTTAAAAAATGATGTAGGTTTTACTGAAGTCTTAAAATGATATTTAATCGCATCATATCCATCTGTTTCGAAATGGAGTTTAAGTGCGTTATATAATTTGTAAGACTCAAAAGGATCATTCATAGAGGTAGTTTATTACCTCGTTTGACTTTAATAAGATTTAAGCTTGCTGCTTCTTCTTCGATTTTCTGTTTAAGAGAATCAGTTAAAAGCTTTTTCATATTCTTATAATCCATAGCTCGTTCTTCTACAACATAAGATGCAGCATCAATATATGACATATTGTTATTTGCAACAAGATGCTCAACAGCTGCTGAGAATCTCTTCTTAGTCATAATCTTTTGTTCTAATGGATTATCCGACATTAAAATGTCCTCATTAAAATACAGTCAGCATTAATTCTACCTGCAGGTTGACTTATTTTTGTAGTTAATGAGTCCCAAAC